GGTGGTTTGATCCAAAACCTACAAGCGCATTTAACTCGATTCCAAAATAGTTGTAACAGCTGGCGATTGAATTGTCCAGATATGGATGAACTCACTGCAGTTCTAGTACAGCTAGTAAGTCAAGCTCCAACCAAGGATTTGTTGTTGTGGGTTTGCGTTACTCGAGGTATGCCAGCCACTGGTTATCCAAGAGCATTGGATAAATGTGTTGGTAGTTTTATGGCATACGCTAAACCTTACTTCGGTTTCAACCCAGTGAATACTGCCACTGTTTGTCTAGCAAGACAAATACGTAACACTGCAATTGATCAAACGATGAAGAACTTTGCGTGGAACGATTTGACCCTCGCTCAATGGGAAGCTCTTGATCGAGGATTCGATACTGCGATTCTAACTGATAACACTGGCATCATTACTGAAGGTCCAGGATTTAATGTTGGCTTCATTTCCCATGATGGATTCGTTTACGCTCCAAAGAGAAACTGTCTCAGAGGAACAGTAATGAACCAAGTTGCTCAGTTATGTAATGATCATGGTAAGAATTTTATGTATGCTGATTTTACAGAATACGAATTGTCATATGAATCTACTGCAATGTTCTTGACTTCAACTGCAGGTAATGTTATCACAGTTAGTCAATTTGAAAATAAGCATTTTAAAGAAAACGAAACCCTAAAATGGTTACAAGCGAACTTACAATAGAATCAAATGAGCATTTACTATTCCTATTGCCTGGACAAAGTATGTCACCAAAGGCATTCTGGGATTTTAAACTTCCAGATGGTAAAACCCATGCAGAGTATATCGTTGAAGCTGGTGTTGATGTAATCTTATTTGATCCAGTTGGTTATGGTGAAAGTCATGAGTTCTTCAATTATGATAGGATTGAATATGCCAATCAAATTGAATCTGCCATGGCTGAAGTTACCAAACAATACAAGACTAAAACAATCTTCGGCTTCTCAACTTCAACTGCGCCAGCATTAGTCGCTGCCAGTCGTGGTTTGTTTGATAAGGTTATTATTCATAGCCCTTCTATTCGTAATGATAAGAAGTATTACGTCAAGCATGGTGAAAAATTTGAAACTGGTATTGAGAAGTTAAAGACCGAGCGTCTTGAAAAGATTAGTAACAAGTTAATGGAAAAACCATTCAGGCTTGATGGATGGGAAGAATCTATTATTGATGCAATGGGTGGTGAAGAATGGGTAGTTCCTGCTCAGGTTGTTTACGACATTAACAATTATTGGGTAGACCATGGTGATAATGGATTTGATGCAAGTAAAGTTCCTCCAATTCTTGCAATAAAGGGTGAATTTGATTACGAGTCAACTACAGGTGGCTATGATGAATTCATGAAGTTGTTCCCAGAGGCTCAGGAAGTCGAGATCCCTTACAGCACCCACTTCTCCATGTGGGAAACGACCTCTGCAATCACTCGTCTGGAGATGATAAAATACTGCTTGACAATAAATCAGAAATAGGGTATAATTATATTATAACTTGGAGGTTGAAAACCTATGGCTACTAATGTCGAAAAACGTAATGAGAAAACACGCCAGATGATGGCAGTAATGAAGGGTGGCGACGAGCCGATCCTTTCTGAAGACAACTACAAAATTGACTTGACCAAAGCACTGGTCTGGTACAACAATAATGAGGATGATAAAACCAAGCGCAAGTGGCTTGAAACATATCTCACCAAACAAAATCAAAAGGGGTTGATCCCCACATTCAACAAGATGCCTGACTGGGAAATCCGTCAACTGGGTGTCTTGTGTCGTATGAAAACTCTTGACCGATATCTGGAGCAGAAAGAGTTGAATTGGATTCAAAACACAATTCAATCATTGGTCACGCAGTTTGCTGCAATTAAAGAAAAGAAGAAAGAGGACGTTGTCACAACACCAGTCCTCTCAATACAGGAACGCATGGATGAAACAGCAAGTAAACACGCTGCAGAAATCGATGCAGCAATAGATGAATTTACACAAAACAAAACAACATTCTCAGCCAAAGGATATCTCCACGGCAATCAAGTCGCAGCACCAATCGCAAAACGCATCGGTGACAAGTACGCCAATCTGTCAAAAGAACTACGTGAAGCAATTTCTGGAGACGACGAGCAACTTGTGGAAGGATACTCCCACTTCACGAAACGAGAACTGAAAAAGTTTGCCGACTTCGTTGATCAGATTATCGCTGACTGCAACCAGCAAGTACAAACTGCCAAGGCTAACCGTATGCCACGTAAGCGTAAGGAAAAGCCAGCATCGGTTCAGGTAGCAAAGATGAAGTATCAGAAAGAATTGCCAGAACTTGGCTTGAAGTCTGCACTGATGACAAACATCATTGGCTCAACCGAAGTGTGGTTCTACAATACAAAGTATCGTCGTGTTGGCTGCTACAAAGCAGAGATGGGAACCTTGTCTGTCAAGGGTACTACCATCGTTGGATTTGACTTGGTACTATCAAAGCAATTTACTCTACGTAAACCAGAAGCATTCTTCAAAGGTTTGACTATGGGTAAGCGTCCACTGAATGCTGCATTGAAGACTTTGACAACCAAACCATCTATACCGAATGGTCGGTTTAATGAAGAAACAATTTTGCTTGGAGCATTTTAATGATTTTAGTTGATTACAGCCAAGTTGCTCTTAGCAATATCCTTTCATTCCAACGTGAATTGAAGGGAACTGACTCTGAGGTTAAGAACCTTATTCGTCACGTAGTTCTTTCCACACTGAAGTCATACAAGAAAAAGTATGGTCGTGAGTATGGTGAGATCGTCATCTGTTGTGATGGTCGCAAGTACTGGCGTCGTGATATCTTCCCGCACTACAAGGCAGGTCGCAAGAAAGCCCGTGAAAATTCTGATTTGAATTGGACACTTATCTTTGATACTATGTCAGAGATTCGTAACGACATTGCAGCACACTTTCCATACAAGGTTATTCACCTTGAACATTCTGAGGCTGACGATGTTATTGCTGTTCTTGCCAAGTGGACTCAGACGAATGCCTTGGTAACACAAGGTTTGTTTGAAGAACCACAGAAGGTTTTGATTCTCTCATCTGATGGTGACTTTATCCAACTGCAGAAGTGGGATAACATTAACCAGTATTCTCCGATGCAAAAGAAACAGATCAAAGCCAACAAGCGTGAAGTCTATGAGAAATACATTACTCACGTTGTTAAGGCAGGTGACGATGGTATTCCAAACATCCTAAGTAAAGATGATGTGTTTGTCATCGGTGAGCGTCAGAAGTCAGTTAGCGCCAAGCGTCTGGCTGAGTTCTTGGAAATTGGTTTTGATGCTTGTAAGAATGATGATGAGCGTCGCAACTGGCATCGCAATGTTCAATTGATTGACTTTGAACAGATTCCAGAAAACGTATCAACAGATATCATAGATACATATGTAAAGAGCAAACCTACAGGCGACAAGATGTCGATCATGAATTATTTGATTGAGAATAAATGTCGTCTACTACTTGACGAACTAGAGGATTTTTAAATGGCTTCAAAACTTATCACTGAATTGTTGGACGAGATCAATAAGGATCCGTCAGTTATTACCAAACACGCTGGGAATGGTGCATTGCGTTTGTTGTTCGAACATGCATTTGACCCAGCAAAGAAATTTAATCTACCAGAAGGCGCTCCTCCATACAAGGAAGATGCTGCGCCGATCGGTATGAGTCCAGGTAACTTGCATATGGAAATGCGCAAGTTGTATATCTACTGCCGTACAGACTTGACAGCGATCCGTCGTGAGACTTTGTTCGTTCAATTGCTGGAAGGTATCCATCCTTCAGAGGCTAAGTTGGTTCTTGCTGTTAAAGACCAAGAGTTGACAAAGATGTATCCAAAGATTACACATAAGTTGGTGCACGATGCTGGTATGGTTGCTGTTGCTCCTACTGCGAAGAAGGAGAAAGCACCAAAAAAAGAACAGGCTCCAAAATCTGGAGCGGACCAAAGCTAACTCTGTTACAGAAACTAAAGAAATATTATGAAGCAAAAATGGGTTGATGCGTTTATGGATACGGCTGAGAGATTTGCTCAGCTGAGTTCAGCCAAGCGATTACAAGTTGGTGCTGTAGTCGTTAAAGACGAGCGCATTACTTCCATTGGTTACAACGGAACACCTGCGGGTTGGGACAACAACTGCGAATACGTTCAGGTTGTTGAAATGGATAACAAATTTGATCAAGTATTAAAAACCAAGCCAGAAGTGATTCACGCTGAAGCTAATGCTATATCTAAGTTGGCAAAGTCTTCTGAGTCTGGGGAAGGTTCTTCTATCTTCATTACCCATGCTCCTTGTGTTGAATGCGCCAAGTTAATCTACGGTGCAGGTATCACCAAGGTTTACTATCGCACTGCATATCGTGATAGTATTGGTATTGACTTCTTGACTAAATGTAAGATTGAGGTTGAGAAAGTATGAGTGTTACAAAACACGAATGGTGGGTAACTCCTATCTGGGAAATTGATACTGAATTCAATGAAGAATTCAATCAATTACTATTGAGAGAAATCAGCATGTGTAAACAAATCCCTGGACATATGTTTAACATATGGGATTATACGACACCTGCTATCAATACATTAAAGCATAAAATCATTTCAGCAGCACGAGAAAATGCTTCTGAGTATTTCCCAAAGTCATTCGGTTACAATCCTGATGTGACTCGTGGTTGGGTCAATCGCCAAATGCCTGCAGAAGAACTGGCTCTACATGACCATGGTGGTTCTCTGATGTCAGCTACCTATTACATTAACGCACCAGAGAATAGTGGTGATCTGAAAATGGTTGATCCACGTGGTGGTGTTAACTGGGAATGGATTCAAGAAGGTAACATCTCAGGAATCAAGTACAAACGCATCACACCAGTTGCTGGTAAACTTGTATTGTTCCCATCATATGTTATGCACATGGTTGAGACTAATCGCTCAAAAGAAGTTAGAATTAGTCTTGCCACAAATATTTACAATAAAAG